TATTTGGAAAGAATATCACGTGCAAGAGAACCCTTGTTCGCCAGAACGGCCACGTTTTGTGTATCAGTAAAGAGTGTCAACCAAAGAAGATATGCGACCGAGGTGGTGGTTTTACCAACCTGGCGAGGACACTTGGTGATAGAGAAACGATTTTCATGGTAAGTCTTAATCATTTCCTTTTGGAAAGGCCACATCTTAAACTTCATCAGACCTTCGTCAACGTTAACAATCTTGATGTAGTTCTCTGCAAAATAAACAGGATCTTTGGCACACTTGACATACTCATCTACTTGTTCCTGAGTATAATCAACCTTAACTCCTGCCTTTTTTAGTAATGGATTATCCCTATACGAATCATTAGGATTTAATTGGCCATAATCGTCATCATCAATCATTCTTTACCTTTGATGAGTTTATTTAACTCAGCGGTTGAACCAACAAAGATAGCTTTGTCGATTTTGGTTCCAGTTTCATCTTTCTTTTTACCATCCATATCACGCATTTGTTTTTGAACATTCAATAGTTCTTTGTTGGCATCTACCATATTCTTTAGTAAAGTGGCATAAACCTCAAACGCACGTGGATGTTGACCTGCACTGGCAATCTGACGTAATTCTTCCATTGCATCTTTACCCGAATCAATCAAGTCTTGTAGATTTGATTTTGTTTGTTCATAAGAATCAACCAAATCTTGTTTCAAATCCAAACTATCAACCGGTGATTTTGGTTGAACGGGAACCAAAGGTTGTTCCTTTGGTTCAACAGGTGATACATCAAATAATTTTTCCATGTTTTTGTCAAATGTATTCATAGTCTTTATTTATTTTAATCGAAATAATTATGTGGTAGATTCCAAGCACCATCTGTAAATATTAAGGTCAATACAGCGTGTCCACCTTGAGAACCGTGGAATGGTAACCACCAACTAGCGTTGTTCTGATTAATAACACCATTACCATTAGACCATCTTGCAGAATCAAAACTCATTGTTGTGTAATGAGTATTCATTTCGCCACCTTCAGCTGGGACGATATACATAATCTGCCCTTCAAAACCGTTTGGTAGATGATAGTGGCCACCGTTACCTCCACCAACTGGGGTAATTTTATTGATTGATGCATTAACATCTAATTCAATTGTAATACCATCAAATGAATTGCTTGTAGTTTTAAGTGTTGTTGCACCAACGTTTGCAACACCTTTACCACTAAACTCTATGGCCAAATCTGAACCAGAAGAAGGTATAACTAAAGTTCCATCTTCTGTGAAGTTCCATTTTTGTAGGAAATAATTGATTGTTTCTTCGTTTTCTGGACTTGGATTTTGATATGCAACATCTGGCATCGTGTAGGCATAGTTCACATTTTCAGCAATTGTTACTGTTGTATTACCACTGCCAACTTGAGAACTGGTTACAGTTGTTGCTTCAGGAACTGTAACGTATGTGTGAGCTCCCCATGTTGTTGAGTTTGAACCAAAATAAGTTCCTGGTAATGTTCCGTCAATTGGTAATTGATATATTGTTGCAATCGCTTTGGTGCTGTTGTTTGGATATGCATGACCGGTAATAAGGATAAAATCTCCTTTTACATCCATTCTTCTACGACCCAAACCATTATTCTGTGATGCACCAGTAATTTCTAAAGAGTTTGCCCATACCAATTCGCCATTTGCTGAGTGTAATTTGTAAATGATAAATGCATCTTTTGAATTTGGATCTTCTGTTGCACCCATAACATATAGATAATTATCACTATATTTTATGGAAGCAATTCTTGGATCAAGACCTTGAATTTCTTTTTCCCAAAGTAATGTATTATCTGGAGCAAACTTGAAAATGTTGGTCCATGCAGCTGCATACCAATTATTTGCACCATCATATGTTAATGATGAAATTATTTCTCCAGCTGCACTAACTTGATTTGACCATTGATATACACCTTCTGTATCAAATTTATGAACTTGGCCGGTATCTGTTCCAACATAAACACCACCTCTATTTGGTAACGCCATTACAGAATGTGTGTTTGCTGTATTTAAATTGAAGTGTGTAAAATATAATTCACCAGTAATATCTAAACCAGTGATTAGGTTATGGTGACCAACATAATACGGGAATTCTTCATCATCAACAACTATGTCTCTTGAGTCGGTAGAATCTGAAATTAATGTATTCCAAACATTTTGTCCAAGATAATTAAATTTAGTAACTAATGTTGAAGAATCGTCTGGTATATTTGTCAACAAATAAACATTATTGTTTGCATCAACATAAACAGAATCAGCATAACTTGCTAGTAAAGTATTATTCACGTTTGCGGCAGGAACAGAATTTCTCCAGTAAACTAAACCGTGAGAATCAAATTTAATAACTGTTGATTGTGGTAGACCAGTAACTTCATTTTGTGTTGTGAACGAAGCCAATATATTATTTTCACTATCATATGCAACACTGGTTCCGTATGCATTATTGGCTTGCGTTGTGGTTTGACCAAATAATAAACCCCATGCTTTCAATCCATGGTGGTCGTTGCCAATTTCCACTTTTGTATTACTATACATTGTGGTGTCCAAGAACAAAATATCACCAAGAGATGCAGTATTCGCTTTGTTGTATGCGTTCTGAGCTAGTTCTTGATTTGTTTCATAGTAAGTATTTGATACGTTGGAATTATGAGAAACGGTATTATACAACTCAGTAAAGTTGTTATTTGTTTTACCAAAAGCAACTCGTAATGAATCACCTTTGCCATCGTTCGCTCTAATACCAAGATTGATAATTTGTTTAGACATTTAATTCTCTCGTTTTGTTTACTGGTTTGCGGCCTTATTGATAGTAACAACCTCGGCCAACGTATTATCGGCCTTGGCTTCTTCCTTATCCACAGACATATAATCAATGTCTGTTGTAACTCTACCAACTGAATCAACTTCAACAAATTTCAATGGGTTCAAGTTATAGGAAGTAAAGTTGTAATTTGCCAATGTATTAATTCCGTATATAGGTTTATCTGACACAAAGTTTCCTGTTAGTTCTTTTAAACGTAAGATGTTATCTGTAAATTGAACAACTATTCCTGTAGCTGTTGCATCGTCTGCCGTGTATCCTTGATATACAGTTTCTCCAACTTTATATGTTCCATAACCAGAATCTAAATCCATATAAAATTCTATTAATTCATCTTGTCTCACTTGATTATAGACTGATACGAAAGCACGATTGATAACGTTTGTTTCTCTGAATTTACCAAATATGAAACCTTTGACTGTAAAGTTTAATGTCCAGATAATCATTCTGGTTTCATTATCTCGACCACCCTCATACACAATATCATGACTGGTATTATTTAATACAACTGGAATTTCCTTAATAATTCCCATTTCAGGAATTAAATTCAATTTGATTGTATAATCTGGTGTAAAAAATGGTAAAATGTGTTCTATGATTTGTGTTCCATCCTCAATGTTACGAACATATATGTAGAGGTTGAAATCGAAGTTATATGGAACTGGATTATATTGTGCCAATACACCAGTGCCTGATGTGCCTGCAAAATTTTTAATATTTGTATTCTGTTTTCTACTAGAATCGTAACTTAATCCTGCCATTTCAAATGACATTCTAGGTAGAGTTGTTTGAACCTTTTTGTCCAAATTCAAATCTTCTTCCAGTCTCATAACATAACGTTCTTTGGAAGCGTATACGATTGGAACAACAAATCTTTCCGATTCGGTGTTGTCTGGTTTAAACCTATACAATGTTATATTGTCAAACAGGTTACCAAAACCAACAACTAATTTTCTTATGACACGATTATATGTTGACATTAGATTCTTCCAAACGGATTTGTTTCTGTGAAGTCTATGATATTACTTGCGGTGTCATTCAAGTAAGCGTTATCATAAGCTTCATTTCTTGTGCTATCTTTTAGTGGATCATATGAAGATAGGTAATATTCTGCACCGCTTGTCGCACCTATAATTGCAACGTTATCACGGAATTCACCTGCAACGTTTGACACTTTCAACATATCGTCTGGTTTAATCCATTCTTGCACTATTGCCACCACATACGCATTTGCTTGTGTGCCGTCATCGGACTGGAAAACAATTTCACGTTGTTCGAATGTTCCTGTTCCAACACCCGTATTCAATTCCAATGTATAAGCGGATTGAATCATAACATCATCGATATCCTCAACACCAGTATCGATAAGTTCTTGTGAGTATTTGAATTTCTCAAGTTCCAATTCATAGAAGAATGGTATCTTACGTCCTAACATAAAGAAGTCTTTAGTTTGATTAGTGAATTTGATTTCAAATAATTCACCCGTGCCATTCAAAAATGGAACATAAATCAAGTCACCTTCTCTAGGTCTTGTAAATGTATTTTGTGGAACACGTTGAGAAAAGGAACGTTTTGATAGTATGATGCTGACGTTGTTTTTAATCTCCAAACCAAACTTGGAGAAGAATTCTTTTTCTCCTTCATATTCCATAGAACTTGATAGGTAGAATTCGATTGGAAACGCTGCACTAAACTTTTTAACCGGATCTTCACCGTATAAAATGTCTCGGTCTGTTTCATTTTCAATAGGCAAATAATAGGCGTCAAAGCCCATAATCTTGATTGATTCAACAATCAAGTCCTCGATTACTCTTTGCTCAGCAAGAGAGTTATAATTATTGAAATAAACCGATGTTGCCATTTTAGTTCATGAACATTTCTAGTGGTGCACCATATTTGTCACCGATTTCTGCATGGAGAGCATCTATTTCTTCTTTAGCTTCAGTATAGATTTTATCTCCGTTTAATTTGACACCACCTGGTAATTGAATGCCATCAAACTTTTTAAGGTTATTACCCCAAGAACGTTTGATAAGTGCTGTTGCATATTCTTTTAACCAACGGTCATTCCAGGCCTGTGTATACACATCAGGATTAATTACTGCATAACATTCCGCAATAACTGTTGTTCCTATTGGTGCTTGATTTTGACCCCAACCCCAATCAATATACAATCTTTGCATGTGTCTCTGGAATCTAATAGGCACTTCACCAGTAAACAACTGTTCCAACATGCGTAGGTGTTGTAGGGTTAATGTGTAGTTGATGTAGGAAGCGGATGTGAAATCATACAACTCATTCAAACGGAGTTGGTATCTGAGGTCAAACATATTAACTTGCATGTGTGAATCTTGAATTGGAAAAATTCTGGTGACACCAGCAATTTGTAATACGTTGTTTGATGAATCTCTAGCGTCAGCTAAATTCAAATATTTGTTATCAATGTCTGTTTGGTCTAGTCTTTTAATATAATAGACTTTTTGTAGACCATCAAAATGATAATCCTGCCAGTATTGCAAAGCATCGTCAATACGATCCTCAACCTGGTCGTCATCAACGTTGATTTCAATTACAGGAAAACCTAGTCTACGCAGACAATATTCTTTGAATGCTGCTCTTGTTGTGATTGGTTGTGCCATTATATCCCCCTATAAGGGATATTTATGCTTCTGGTTCTGTAACTTGTTCCACCCAAGAAAGTGTCTCCTCGTTCCAGTGATAAATTTTATCATCTGTTGGCATTGGTGTTGGTGGTTCCCAACAACAAGTTTCTTCATTTAGTGTCCAAGAATCGTAGGGTTTTGGTGCAATGAAAGCGTCACGAACTGAATCGTAAGTATATCCTATACCAGCATAATTTTTTCTTAATGGTGTTCCTCCTAATATATGAACACCACCATATGTATTATAACTTGTTTGTATAAAAGTTTGTGGATCACCAAAAGCTCCAGTATTAATAGTTTCTTGGTCAATCACAAGAACTCTTGTTACAATATTATTTTCATCTAATTGTGCAAAGTGTGCCATTTTTTCCTTAACCGAATGATATAGTTCCAGACTGTGTAAATGTGTATGTCCTCCAGCCATTAGCAACGGTAATAGTTGGTGAACCGGTCGTTCCGTTTGCAGCTGGATAACTATCGGGATATCTAATGATTACTATGCCTGAACCACCTGCACCACCAGAGGTGCCACCCTGTGCGCCTCCGCCACCGCCACCTGTGTTTACTGTTCCGCTGTTTGCTACTGTGTTCGTTCCATTCAGACCAGCTGCGCCACCACCAAGACCACCAGGAGCAATTGTTCCACCAGTTGTGGACCTTGCGCCGCCGCCACCGCCACCATAATAAGTAGCTGTGCCACTTATTGAATACTGTTTGCCTATACCGCCAGCCCCACCATTGGTTAAGTTGACAGCATCTCCACCTACAGCGCCTGCGCCGCCACCGCCGCCATGACAGGTTGGTGCACCACCAAAACCGGCACCGCCTCTGAACCCGTGGCCAGGTGCTGGAAAACCATATTGAAAAGTAGCTTGCCCACCGTAAACGCCGTGGCCTGAACCGTGTAGTTCTTCTAAAGCTCTGTATTTTGAACCGCCACCATAAGCATCAAAACCACCAAATGTGTTTGCTGCTGCGATGCCATAGTGTGTAACTGTGTCGCTGGGAACACCTATGACACTAGATTGTCCTCCTCGATTTGAAATTGACTGTGAAGTTGACAATACACCACCAGCTCCAACAACTATTGTGTATGTTCCGTTATAAAGTTTTACTGGCCCACCTGTGTTTGCAGATTCATTTCCATAATATATTACAGAACCGCCGCCGCCACCTGGACCAGAAGAAAGCGAACCCGATCCACCACCGCCACCTACAATCAACATTTCAACGTTTGCAGCTGCAATAGTTTTGTTGGTTAAATATCTGAAAATAACTTGACCATCCGAACCATTACCACTTAAACCAGTGGTAATCATAGAGTGGCCACCTGATCCTGGTGTTGTTGGTGCAGCAGGAGTTCCTGCAACAGTATATTGAGTGCCACCGTATCCTCCATTTCCATATGTTTGAAAGGTGCCACCAAAACTGGTTTTGAAACCATAACCTGGATATGCGTTAATACCTGAAGAACCTCTAACTGTGTCTGTTCCAACTGTTGACCAATAATAAATTGAAGGTGTCCATGCACCAGCACTAGCACCTTGTCGTTGGTTAGCAGCAGTAACACCTGGAACGCAGTTTCCATTACCTTGTTTGTAAGGCGAATTAGTTTTGCCGTGATTGAACTGGTATTGATACTCGTTTACTAATGCACTGGGTAGAGTTGTTGGCCATTGGTTGGTGCCGTTACCACCTGTTCCTGGACTGCCGCCACCGCAACCTCCATTGTAACCAACAAACGCAGCTGTGCCGCCACCACCACCGCCGCCACCATAAACTCTTAAAATTTCATAACCATTTTTCAATAACCAACTATCACCACCACAACCGTTAATACTGTTGTTGTCTAGTGCTACACCGCCTGCACCAACGTTAACCGTCCAAACATCACCCGATTGTGTGTATAAATCTGGACCAATACATTGTGCATAAAACGTATTTGCTAATCCTGCCCAATTCATTAGTGCGCCGCCTGCGGCACCACCGGAAGCTCCAGAACCGTTACCACGACCAGCTGGTCCACCGCCAGCAATCATCAGATAGTCTATTTCTTGATATGAACCTTGTGTGACGGTGAATGTTCCGCTTGTGGTGAAGGTGTGAATCTTATATGGGCCAGCATACGTTATTGTTCCTCCAGTAGCGTCAATACGCTGTTCTGGAGGATTCAATGGGTCTACAAAATTGTAATTCTTTCTTTGAGAATTACTTTTTGTATATTTTTTAACCGCCATTAATAAATCTCCGTGCCAAATGCGGTAAAACTAACTGATGTATTGTTGGCATAAACTCTCACCACATCAGTTGCTGATAATGACATACCAACAGTTAGTGAAATCGAATCTTGGCCTGCAACAGGAATATCGTATGCCAAATATTGTGAGTTGGCAAGTGCTGCGCCAGCAGGACTTACAGCGATTCTAAATGTGCTACCAGTGGTCGATAGATTACAAATGTTGACTGTTGATACGACTGCACTATTTGCCGCTGGCACCGTGTATAGTGTTGTAGTTGTTGCAGCTGCCGGGTTTTGTTGACCTAATACTTTATATGCTGTTGCCATTTTTTATTATGCTCCCATTAACAAGAATGGATCCAAACTGGTTGGTAAACTTGTAAAACTTAATTGTCCTGCACCGTTTGTGGTGATATATTGATTGTTTGAACCGCCAGTTAGTTGTAAATTTGAGATTGAACCTAAAGTGGCGATATCACTATTCTTAAAGGTTCTCCATGCACCTAATGAACTGTTATAGGTGAATGTTCTTCCGAATTGTTGAGTTGTTTGACCGTTTACTGGATTTGATGGGAATGCCATGATTGTTACCTATTATCTTAACCAATTGTTGGACATATTATGGACACACATTGTATAAACTTCAAGTAGTTGTTCGACACTAATCTCTTGTATCGTGTTGTTGTTTAATTTCCAGTTAATTTTTTTGTCTGTGAAATTATTTTGCCATGCAGTAGTTGTTGAAATACCGTTTGATTGTTCTTGCAAGAAAGTCATTGTCGATATCTGTAAATGTCTAGACATTCTATCCATACTTTTTTCATCAGCATCAAATGTCCAACCGTTATATTCCACGGTAGAATTGTATATTCTTTCCGTTTTTTCGGCTTTATATCCTTTAATAGGATCTTCATAGAAAGTATAAACTTTCTTGAACATCTGAGGATAAATTTCAACAATTTTACTGTCTAACATTATTGTGATTTCTTTAAATTAATTCTTGTTTGAGTAATTTCACTATTTAAAGGTGTATTTGTAAATTTAAATTGTAACGCCCTTCCATTTGCACTTACAGTATTTGAAGTTAAAATTAAATTGTTTGCATTTGCGGTAGCCGTCATTGATACTGTTGAACTTCTGTCGGGTATAAAAATACTTCCTGGTGGATTTGCTTGTGTCGCAAATGTCAAAGCATATTTAGTTAAGGATTTGGTTCTTACATTAAATTGATATATTGTTCCGTTAGTCAATGCCAAATATAATTTTGTTCCATCAGTAGAAATATCCATTGAATTTGCTGTGCTTGATGTTGTGACACCACTCGCTGCTGGCCAATCAATAGCTATTGTTGATAATGCGGTTGTTCTTGTTCCAAACATACCTGAAGTTAACTGATATGCTGTATTGGCGGTTCTTGTGAAAACCCATGCATCAGAACCAGGATTTGTTCCGTTACTGATACCACCTGTTAATAAATTTAAACCGTCTGGTGTCCAGACACTATCCCAACCAGAATAATATACACCAGCGCCGCCGCCACCTGTGCTAATTGTTTGAAATGCACCGGCCGTATTCATATCATATGGTGTCGAACAACCCCAATAACCTTGATAATATGTATCATTTGATGTGGAGTATATACAAAAAGAAAATTGTGTTCCATTTTTGTTCCAACGACCGGGTCCAACATAGTTGGTTGTTCCATAACCACCATAAGCATTTGTTTGTCTAACAAACGTCAATGAATTTATATCATGTTTTCTGGACATAGTATAGTAATCTGTTCTAACAATAACGTTAGAACTAGCTTCACTACTAGCACTTAAAACAACAATACTACTTCCATCAGGTTTAATATCAAAATCTTTGTGTGTGTAACCACCATTCAAAGTAGACAATCTTATGTAATCTTTATTGTTCCAAGTGGCTGTGGTTATATCCCATGGTGTAGATAATGTATACATATACAATGTCGGTGTTGCAAGAGCTCCTGTTCCTGCAACATACATTCTAGAACCATCGTCACTAAATCTAACTTTAGGATTTGTTAAACCAGTGGCAAATGTTTTACCACTCCATTTGATATAATCTGTTGCTGTTCCTGGATCTTGTCTTATTAAACCGTTTGCAGTTTCAGTAACACCTGTCAATGTGACTGTTGTTGTATTGTTTAAAGATATTGTATCACCAATCTGAAGAACACCTGAACCATCAATACCAACAGTAGCTGCAGCTGTGGTTGCGTTTGAACCGGTATAACCACCTATTGATACATCCAATTCCAATTCTCTTGCATATGAATACATTGAATTGGAAGTCGATGTTAAAGCAACGTTTGTGGTTGGTTGACTGATCCAAACTTGTGTTGGTGTTGCAGATAAACCAAAAGAACTAATGTTTATATTCTTACTCAACAAAATATCCACATCATAGTGTGCATGTAATTTACTGTATGTTGATCCTGATGTGGCATAAATACTCGGCAATAATGTTAATGATCCATCTCTATGAATACATGGACTCATTGGATATGATGTAGAAAAATATATTTGATATGTAGAATTTGCTAAATTTAAAACTATGGGTGAACCTAATGTTGTTGAATTCCATGGAGTTGCTGCTACTGCGACAGATATGTTGTGCTGATATACTGCATTACCTGGCATGCTAGATAACCAAACCCATGTCGATCCATCTAAAGAAACATCAACTGGTCCAATAGATCCGGTTGGCGCAATACCATTGATATATGGCACAGAAACTAATGATGTTACATCCCATGGAGTTCCAAAATTGTATGCATAAACTTTTCCGGCATTTGTGGAATATGATGATATCAAAACAATTTTTGTGCCATCAGCACTAATTCTAATGTTGGTACATTTATCTGGAAAAGACATATAAGAATTCAGACCATAGGTTTGAACATCTAATGTTGCATTGACTGTTGAAAGGTCCCATGGGGTTCTTAATGTAAATCTCATCAAAACTTGGGAAGCTGATCCAGCAGTATACAAATAACGACCATCATTTGAAAAACAAACTCCACCTATGCCGTTTTGTCCGGGAGCAGTAAATGTTTTACCTGTAGCTGTAGCAGTATTAAAATTTCCTGGTGTGGCCAATTGAAATTCTACTATTGCTGGTGCGACTCCATCATTGTTAACAATATAAAAGTATTTTCCATCTGGTCGCAAATAGAAACCTCTGTTTCCATAAGGGTATGAAACACCAGAAGGTACACCTATAGTTTGAAAAATGCTATTTGTATTACTTTTTGATGCAACTGCAACAGGTGTTGAGTTTTGTGTTTTAATTGTTCCTGTTGTTATCACACCTGCTATACCACTAACAACGTTTGCACCATCAGTAGTTAAGTAAATTGTATTTCCTGCATAGATTCTAGATTCATCTAATACGGATAAATTAGTCGTGTTTGAATCTGCTGCTCTAATGGCAACGTTATTTGATGGGCTTGTAACAACAATTTGATATTCGTTCCAATTGGTATCAATTGCTTCTTGTGTGTAAATGTTACTAAAAAAAGTTGCGTTAGATGAATAAGCTCTCATTATATTACCCAACCAGAATTAAGGTTATTAAAGGAAAAATCAGTTACAATTATTGATGTATCATCCACATTCAAGTTAACAACCAAAACTGTTCTTGTATCTACTGCTGACGTTGCTCCATTTATAACAACTTGTGTTGTCATATAATGTGTGGTATTGGTGGTAACAGACGGCATCGTCCAATATATTGATTGTGCAGTTCGTGTTACAGAACCACCAGTTACACCAATTATATATACGTAACTTCCATTATAATTAGAAATTGTAAATGTTTGTGTTGTAGCTTCGTTTGCTTGTGTTGGTCCTGTAATGACAGGATCATTTGCATTTGTTGCTGGCATAATACTGGTTGTTACCCAACTACCAGAAGAATAAACAAACAATTCACCCGTTGAGGTGTCATCATACCACAAATAACCATTTGCTGCGGGTGAAGGTGCAGTTGGACCAACAGTTACGGATGCTCCACCGCCACCGCCGCCACCTGAAATAGACACGTTACTTACCGCAATTATTCTTCCGTTGGCAGCTACGGTAATAACAGGAGCAACAGATGCACCACCATAAACACCAGTTGAAATCGATATGTTTGTTACATCGGTGTTTGCCTGAGTGAACGCTGCGTTAGCTTGTATGAAGGCCGCATTTGCTGTTGAGTAGGCAGACGGCACCAACGATGAAAAATCATTCGCTGAATTTAAACCTGATGGGAGTATTGTTGTTAATGCCATGTTTTATTTATTTTCAGTAAACGTCTATACCTAAAAGTGTTCCTAATGGAACAGGTGTGATATCAGTATCGAAAAAATACGATGTTAAACCACCCCCAGCCCAATTTTTAAGTCCACCAACCAAAGTTAAAAAAGGTGATGTTGTATGGCCAATATATAATATATTACTATCTTTCGAAAACACCACCGATTGACCGGTTCCTGTTGGTAATGTTCCAAAATAACTTGATATAGAAACATATGTAAATCCACCACCAGTTGTATCATATAAACTGCAATATGGTGTGTTATTATGTGCAACTGCTAACCACCGACCATCAGGACTAAATGATACATCATTGCCAACGCTGGCTGGCAACGTTGATGGATTGGCCACTTTCGTAAATGTGTCACCACTTCTTTGATAAATTGTTACAAAAGGTGTCGATGTGTGAGCTACAGCAAGGTATCCTTCATCTGGACTCCATGCACATCTAGCACCTGTACTAGGTGGTAACGTTGCAGGATTGGAAAGTTTTGTTAAAGTGTCGGTTGTTTTATCTAATTTATAAATTGTTACAAAAGGTGTCACTGCGTGAGCTACAGCAAGATAAGTTCCACTCGGACTCCATGATACTCCAAATCCCGAACTAGCCGGTAATGTTGCTGGATTTGTTAATTTAGTAAATGTATCACCACTTCTTTTATAGACTGTTACAAAAGGTGTCGTGTTGTGAGCTACAGCAAGGTAAATTCCATCTTGACTGAATTCCACACCATTTCCTGTAGCTGGTGGTAACGTTGCAGGATTTGATAATTTTGTTAATGTTGGATACCAATTGTTAGTTATAGTTTTTTTACAAATCGTTACATAAGGTGTTGTTGCGTGAGCTACAGCAATGTAAGTTCCTGTTTTTTCCCAAGACACATCATTTGCTTGACCAGCAATTGCCAAACCAATAGAATTATTTGCAAATCTATAATCTAAACCTTGTTGGTAGCTACCATCTTGTTGGCCACCAATAGCATAACTTTGTAAATAAGGTGCTTGTGACATTGCACCGCTAATTATCATTGTTGTATTTGAATTTGGCCAAATATTATTTAAATTTTCTCTATATTGTGTATCTAGAGAAAACATTCCTGTTGGTTGATTTGACCAGGTTGACCTTGCAACTTTTCTAATATCACCAAGGCCTTTAAATGAATTACTCATCAGCTGATAACCTCAAAAGAACAAACGCCTTCCAAATAACTATTTGCACTGGCAGTTAATCTTAAACTATCATTTTCTTCCAAATAAACTGTTATATCTTTTGCAACAATGTTGATTGTCGATTTTGCTGGAACAGTAATTAAGTAAGCTAATCTATATGCAGTTGTACCGTTTTTGTAAACATCAGCAGTAACGTCAGCACTTGCTGAACCATTTATATTTGAAACATATAAAGAATTAATTTTATATAATTTACCACTACTGCTTGCATTAGATACGATTGCAGTTGCTGAAGTTGTTATTGCTTGTCCTGCAACGTTTCCCGTTACTGATGTGCTTGTTAATAAATTTGGTGCTGCCATGTTAACCTCCGAATAATATACCCATCGTCATAGATTGGGCTCTTGTTGTTCCACCACCACCTGATGTTGATGATACTGCACCACTCTTAAAGATAATTGCATCGACCTTGGCACCAACGGCCGGTGCTGATGATAGTGTAAGTGTTGTGGAATTTGCTGTTACTGTATATGCTTCTTTTAATTGTATAACACCGTTAACGTTGATGATAACGTTGTTTGCATCTGTTGGTGCAGTAGACATTGTGAAATTTGTGTTGCTGCCGTCACCAACAAAGGTGTCTATGTTGACTGCAATGTTTCCTGTAATAGAATTTGCCGTTTCAAACGCAGCATTAGCCTGTGTTCTAGCCCAAGTATCGGATCCACTGCCACCTGTATTTGCCTGTGTGTAGGCCGCATTAGCCCTATCAAAGGCTGAATTTGCAAATTGTGCAGTTGAATTTGCTGTCACAAACGCAGCATTAGCAAACGTGGCACCAGAGTTTGCGGTTACAAAAGCCCCGTTTGCAAAATCTGCCGTTGTATTTTGTGCGGCGTAAGCTGAGTTTGCAGTTACAAAGGCACCATTAGCAAATGCACCAGCAGAATTGGCCTTATCAAATGAACCATTTGCAAAAGATGCTGTGGTATTCTGTGCAATATATGATGCATTTGCTCGTAAAAAAGAACCATTAGCAAATGATGCCGCAGAGTTGGCTACATCAAACGCACTATTTGATTGTGCTCTTGCCCAAGAATCTGGTGCACCTGTATTTGCGGTATTGTATGCTGCATTTGCTCTATCAAATGCATTGTTTGCCTGTGTTCTTCCCCAAGAATCTGGTGCACCTGTATTTGCGGTATTGTATGCTGCATTTGCTCTATCAAATGCACTATTAGCAAATGATGCTGATGAATTGGCTGTAACAAAGGCACCATT